GCTCGGCACCGATAATTCGGTGAGTCTTTGCATTTTTCGCCACGAACGACAACTTACTAAATTGGTTAACCACGTAGTGGTTCTCCAGATCCAATGGGGTCGTCGGTCCATCACACGGGAAGCCCCGTGCCTCGAGCCAGAAAGGATCGAGGGGTAACACTGCGCGAAGCAGCGGTACGGCGTCTGCAGTTACACTGAGGCGGTCCTCAAGGACCTTCTTAGTTCTGGAAGATGAATCACTCGCCAAACTGGCGGTGCTCCCAGGTCCCCACTTGCAATTGTCAAAGCCATCATACGGATTGTATCGTTCAAGGAGTTTTCCAATTTTTCGCTGCGCGAGGTCGAATACCTCGTGTACAACGCGGTTTACAGGCATTGCCTTACCGTTGGAATAAGCCTCTAGTAACACGTTCGTTTCATGGCAGATCGATTCGGCGGTTGTGAACCGCTGAAGGGCAGCTTCTGTAAGGGCCTCATCAGTACCTTTTCCTAGCGGTAATTTGCTAAGGAGTTCGGTCACGATGTAGTCCGCTTGAAAGTCTGCCACATTGCAATAGTCCAGGGGATCCACGCTGCGCCGCATATCATCGTAAGACTGATACTTGTAAGCGAGCCAGACCCTTAGAGCTACAGGGGAGTCAACAGTCTTACATAGGGCGAATAATACCTTGCCCAAGTAAGTATTTTGTCCGGCTCTCACTTTCGCATTCGCCTGTTTCAGTAAACTAGCACGCTTTTTCTTTGCGGCTTGTTCCTTATGAGACTTACGCGACTTAGCCGCACGATTCGTTGCGCGACCAAGGTAGTGAGAGCTTCGGCCAGACTTGGCACTTTCTGTATGCAACTGCATAACTGATTTCCTTTTTATAGGAGGACAAAATATAAACCAACGGGACGTTGCTACATCCTGTTAACCAAACCACCCGGTGTTCTTAATGAACGCTTCACGGACGGTCGAGTTATTCAACAGGTTCCGAAACTGGTCGTACGCGCTTGCTCTATCCGATTCGGACGAGAGCGTTGACGTGTTTACGTCCAGGTTAAACGGAATGAAATGTGCAACGACGGGCCGTGCTGGATCCGCGAGCGAAACCGTGGGTACCACAAGCGAAAGCTTATGCTTATAGACCCCCGGCGCAGCGCGATTCTTAGCTGGACCCTTCGCAGTATGCGTAAAAACGCTATAGCCAAGTGCATAGGCTGAACTGCGCTCCTCCCATTGTGTGACCCCGCCGTTACGGCTGGTGGGAATGTATGTACGGTTAGCAGGAACGTTGTCCTGTACAACAATGTTAGCCAATGCAGGCATGGATGTCTCCAAAGATAAAAGAAAGGATTAAAATAGCAAAGAGTACTATTTGAACTCAACGAGTGACGCGTCGCAAATACTGGTCTAATAAAGCACCGAGATTTGCAATTTTATCACCATTAAGGCTAAGCCTAACCGACGGCCTTCCAGGCCGTGGAAAGGAGTATATTAACGTCCTATTGTACGATGAGCTGCGATAACTACCATTTACGGCAGTTACAGAGCCCTTTGTCGCACTCGGCAGAGCCGAATTGTCAGTGCCATATCCGAGAAGTGTCACCGTTTGGTGATAATCCCTTCGATAGCCTGCGAGGTATACCAATCCTCGCGCGTGTGCCGCATCCAATAAATTGAGATACTGGCCCACGTTGACAAAATAATCGGCGACCCACGATAAGGGGATAAGCTCCCATACAGTAGACACCGGCGTTGCGGGGACGACATCGTGTAGCGTAGCTGCACTTGAATCTCCAACGGCGTAATAGGCGGTGACACGAATATTGCACAATACATCGTGCTCGGCCACCGATACCATATCACCATTCTTCCAACGTTCGACTGAGGAAAGCAACTGTTGGTTACTCCCTGTGACGCGATGTACTACGTCAACAGCTCTAGGCATCAGTTTACTGATAGCATCTAGAGTCCCGATCGTTGGTTTCAAACCTAAGGAAAACTTTAACCACTCAGACGCAGCAAAGTCATCAGCGCTTTTAAAAGCCGCCTTAACCGCTACTTTATCCAAATGATGTAGCCGAAGCTTCCACGGGTGATGTTTCTTCCACCTGCGGAATTGTTTCCTAGCCCGCGCGAGCTCACGTGGATCGCTCAAAGTACCGAGCAGTTTACGCCGTAGAGAAAATAAATCCTTAACGTATCCTTTCATCAAGGACAGCGTTTTCGGTAACTCTACAGCATCCACAGCGAGATTTGCGGACCCCTCCCCTCGAATTCTCGAGTAAAACTTCTCCAGCGCATTGTTATACACGCTGGTCGAGTCTATAGAGGGTGGCGTACCAAATGCCAAACTGGATTCGATGGCCCCCACTGTTGAAGTGTTGGACCACATAGCGACGGGTGCGAGACTTTTTGTATAGTCCCAACTCCTCCTCGCTCCGAACCCAGCCGTTGTCGTCACCTTTGACCAGTTGTAAGGTCGAGGCAACTTCACGTTGGGATAATCCGGATTTGGCGGTTGTACTGCAGCAACAAAACGTTGGGTAAAACATAACCCACCGGTCGTATAGCTATGAGTAGTGCCCTGGATATTACCCCAGGCACTTGTCGAGGTCGTTGAAATAACCGCCCCGAATTCACTCTTTCTATTCGACTGTTGCGCCATTATAAGTCTCCGTTGGTTAAACCAACGGCCGGCAAAGCCGGCCGCGGAGGCGAAGTATCGATGTGATACTTCACCTAGGGAAGGGGCCGCGAGGC